GTTGCCATCCACGCCGCCCGACAGTGTGGAGCTGGAGATCGTGATCGTCAGGTCGGTGGTATTCGCACTGGTCGCGAGTGTGATCGCATTGCCCGCCGAGCCCATGGAGCGCGAATAAATAGTGACTTGGCTGCCGCTGGCTTGCGCCCAGACCGCCGTATAGCCATTATTCAACAGCAGCGCGAAAGCTATCGCCAGCGTCTCCGTGGTGTCACCGATCAGATTCAAATGCTCGATGGTGCTGTCCGTCGATGCGGGTTGACCGACCGTGCCGAGTATGATCTGCGTAATGAGATTCGGATCCGGCGATCCAGAGAAGGTAACCGTCGCGGACGCGTATTGCTGGCCGACGCAATTTAGTTCATAAAACCACAGCGCGCCCGCATAGTGATTCACGCGAGCCCGGAAGCCAAGAGCGTAAATCATCCCGGCCGTGCGTTCCGGCGCGAGCGCCAGGGAATGATTGGTATCCCAGTCCGTAGCCGCGGCCAGCGAGAGCTCAACTGTCTCGGTGGGCAGGGTCGTTGAAAGGATGGCGATCTCGAGAAAATCAAAATAAAAGTAAGTCCCGGTGTCGCCAACCTGAGTTACTGTCACAGTATGCGTTCCCGAACTAAGCTCGCCTAGCAGAGTTCGAATCAGAACGTCTTCGCTGGGGACGTTCAAGTTCACGGTAAACGGGTTGCCCGCGTCTACAACAACGGAAATCACCGTGCCGGGGTCTACGAGCCTGGTTCCTAAGTATAGAGAGTGGTCTTGTGAAGACGCGTAAGTGCAACTAATACTCGATCCAACCACGCTCGTGGAATGAATCGTGCCACCGGAGTAGTTTCCACCCTCGACAGACCAGGTACCCGTATATTGCACTTGACCGGAATCGTCCTCGATGCGCTGGCTTCCCGGACCGGCGATCGAGTAGCCCTGCCCACTGCCAGCAACCGTCCAGTTCGACACCACCACTTGAAATTCACTGCGCACGAATGCGCCGGATTGCAGCGCCGCCGCATACGTCCATCGCAGTTTCCTGATCGCGGTGGCCGGAACGACGCCGAGCACGGGATCCGACAGCGTCGCGAACGGCAAAGTAATTTGCCACTGTGATGGCGACGTTCCACCCGAAAATAGCCTCCAGGCCGCATCCCACGTTTCTGTTTGGCTCCCCGAAACATACGTGTACGCGCCGATGATGTTTCCATTTGCCCCGGTTGTGCTATTGGTCGGACGGCCCGCGCCAAGGTAGGTAATTGTGACCGTCGTGCCTGTGGCGGAGGCCTGCATGGTTGCAGAAAACGCATTAATCCCCGCAACGATGTTCTGAATCGCGAAGGCCAGCGTGTCGCCTGTATTCATTAAATACGGATAATGCTCCGACAGAAATGCAATCCCGACATAGTCTCCAACAGTAACCGTCCCGCCTAGCGTGAACTGCACGGTCGCGCTTTGATAACTACCCTGGGAAGGAGTCGCGTAACTCGTCAGCGGAATTTGGTAGATTTGTTCGCCGCTTCCGGGATTACCCCAGACTCGGAGCGTGGGCCAGTTGACCGTAGCATATAAATCGGAATCCAAGAGGATGCAATTTTCCCGCGTCTCCTGATAGCTCAGCGTTAATCCGCTCAAATCGCCATCCGGCAAGGAGCGGAACGCGGGATGCTCGAAAACATTGTCCCGGTTCCATTCGATCACCGCCCAATCGAACTGCTGCCTCCACGTGCCTGATACTGTAAACCCCGTTGCGCTGGTGGAACTGAGCGCGGCAATCGCCGATGGCTCGAAGAAGTAGCATTGCAGATCCCCATCGGGCTGGAGTTTCTGCAAAGTCGGCATGCCTGAGACTCTCTATAGTCGAATCGTCACCGTGAGATCCGAGCCAGGCTGTGTGTTGGCGGTCTGCACCACGGAAGTAATGTTCAAGCCGACGATTGCCTGAGCCAGCAACGGCCCAAGCGCGAACCCGTCCACGACATTCGATACAGTCGCGCCAGTGGCGATTGTAAGTTCGCAATAGACATTTCCATTTTGGGTCACTTGCATGGTTACGGGCGCTCCGGTAGGCGCATTCTGCACAACAGCGGAAACGTCCCGCACCGAACACGCGGTGTCCACCACAAGCGGGGGCGCCGCGTTGGTCTGAATCGCCAGAGGACCCTCGATTTGAATTGTGAGCTGCCCTCCCAAGAGAGTTCGAAGCCCCAAGTCCGTAGTGTTGGTGAACGACTCAGCGGCCACGCTGCTGTTACCTTTCGAGTTGGTCATGAACAGCTCGGCGGCGGCGATCCGGACATCGGGAATCGTGATCGGAAACGCATAGCTTCCGCTGGCCGGGCTCCCAAAGAAGTCCTGCGCGAAAGGCATGACGAAGATTTTTTCCTCCAGAAGATAGACGCCGGTTTGAGCGGTGTGAGCTGCCGCCGCAGTTCCGTGAGAAGCGCGGGTGACGGGAACCGTCGTGCTGTTTGTCAGGTCTTGGTGGACGATCATGACCTCTGCATCAATCTGCAACAGAGAGCCGCTGGACGCCGACACTGCCGTGGCCACGGTTAACGAAGTATCGCTCGCGCTAATCGCGGCGCTTAGCAAGACCGTCGAAGGGCCGTTCAACTCATCCCAATATGCCAGCGTTAACGTGCCCGCGCTGATAGACAATGTATTGTCTAAGCTGGAGAACCCAATTCCAAGCACCTCGACGCTACCCGCGCCGATCGGGTAGAGGCCGAAGACCGGCTGTCCTGAAACGTCGCTATCCACCTCCGCGCCTGTCGAGCCCGTGATTGTCCATCGCGTAAGGGGCGACAATGCATACGCGCATTCCTGGTCGAGCACGTTCGCAGCCAAGCCGGAAACATGAATGGTTACTCCTTGGCGATTCGGCACCGCAAACGAGACCGGCGACGCGTTGCTGGAAGCTCCGAACTGCCAAGTGGAGTTAGCGATCAGGAAAAAGCTCGTGGTATCCGGCGGGATGCTCCATGGTTTCGTGATGGTGAGCGTGGTGGCTGTGTTGGACGCTATCGTTTGCTCCTGCCCTGCCCCGGTCCCCATGGTGATTCGCACAGTGGCGCCATTGTACAGGTTCACCACCATGTTCAGCGTGCTGCTGCCGACGGTCGTCGCCGAAAATATGCTCACTTGCTCTGGAGGTTGCAGCTCCAGGCGCCAATAGAAATTGGCGTGATCGTAATTGGCGTCAGGAGGGCCCTGCAACAATGCAGTTAGTCCCGAGTCGACAAACTGGCCGGCGATCGCAACATTACTGGCGATCCGCAATATTTGGGTGGGATTAGGGCCGCGATAAACATCAAAAGAGACAGCCGCCGGCGAAAAGCTAAGGCTCACGAGAGTAACTTCGTTTGTGTTATCGCCTGCCGGAACGTTCACCGTCGCAATGAATGAAAGGCCGCCCTCGGCTCCATTCGCATCAACGGCGCTAATCCCATAATACAGAACTTGCCCTCCTGCCAGGGTTCCCCCGCTGTTATTCACTTGAGCGTTCAGTCCCATCAGCGGTATGCCAGCCGAGCTCGCTGCCGGCTTTGCCGGAACCGAAAAGGAAACCGTCAGGCTCTCGGTAAGGCTTCCATCCGTGCTCTCCGTTGACGTTTCCAAGATTCCAAACTGTTCCACTCCATTGCTATCGAGCAAGCTGCCAACCAGCGGCCTCGGCAGCCCGACCTCGGAGCCAGGCTGGCGCCCGCCGCCCCCCGCATCCGCATTAACCACCGTGTACCAAGCGTCGTCATGAATCTGTGCAGTAATGACAACCGTAATGAAATTGACTCCGGGAGACAGCTTGGTGATCCGGAATGGTTGCCGGGTGAATCCTTCCCGGGCATAGGTCAACGTGATGATGTCGCCAGGCTTTAATCCAACTCCTTTGACGCTAGTCTCAAATTGAATATATGTGTTACCCTGAACCGACTTATATAACTGGAGCGCCGCGGCTCGATTTGCTTGATCGAAATTCGGAAGGCCAAGCACCGTTAGGGTAGTCGTAACTTGCTGCCCCGTTAAGACAAAATCATCGACATCCACCAACGATAGACTGTCTTGCTGGTAATCATTAAACTCGTCTTGGAATTCAACTGTATATTGGTTCGGAGTATTGGCAATACTCTGCGAAGTTACTGTGAGCGAGGGCGTCCCATTGGCGTTGCGCACGATGCCTGAAAATGCATCATCGCCGAATTCATAGGCCGGCCATCCGCCGTTCAATTCTTCGGTGCTATTGCTGCTAGCCGATTGCGTTGGCTGCTGGTTCGCCAGCGTGTCTTCCGCATTGAGTTGAATCAGGCCATTTGAATCGAAAGTGAGATACATCGCCGAGCCGTTCCGAATGCCGCGAACAATGTCACCGGCGCTCCGGCTCCCGGTCAGCAAAAGGTTGCATTGATAACGAGGAATGGTAGTGCTGTTCCCGTTGACATCCACCGTAGGAACCAGGGCGTTGCATCGCAGCGCGACGGCCGAAAATGTTGCCAGGTCTAGTTGCGACAAGTTCCAACCACTGCGCAGCAGCGCATCCAGCATCACCCAGGCTGGATTGTTGCTGAACACATTGCTGATGTAGTTGCCGCTGGAATCGAATTGCGCGACTTCAAGGCCTTGAATTAGGACCTCGACGTCGGGCAGTGAGGTTCCGTTGGAAATCGAGTTGGGCACCACCAGCGACATAAATGCCATGCTTCCGTAGGGGTCGCCCAACGGCTGTCCGGCGGAATTGCTGAAATCCGGATTGAAGCTGCCATTCCTTGTTCCATAACTGATGACGTTGTACCAACCCGTCGCCGTCATATTGGTCCCGTTCACGCCGACCGGGATCTGGATGTTGTTCACGATTACAGCAACAACGCCGCTGATCTGCCCGCTTCCGAGCAGCACTTCGAAGTGCGTGAGATTTCCATCATTGCGAGCAAGTACGATCGGCGGCTGATACCATCCCGTCCCATAGATCAGAGGAACGAAGTCGTTATAGAGCGCTTGATTCGGCAGGGGCGCGGATAGTACCGACGTTTTCGAGCCATAGGTACGGACAATAATGGACGCCGGAACGAATTCAATGCCGCCAAACCTGCGCGTTACATTACCCTGGTTGTCCGTGCTGAACATCCCTCTCTGTTGGCATTGCGCACGCGAATAATCGCACGTGGTGTAGGGCGCGCCGGCATTCATGTTTCCCACGCCGCCGGTCTGATCCGGGGAATATCCGCACTGATAGAATGGCGAAAACATCCCGAGCGTTCCTCCGCTCACCGCTTCCTGGCGCTGCGCCGCGCTGCTTGGAAAGTTCCACGGGCACGTTTTTTGAATGCGGACCGCGGGCAGAAATGCCCGCTGCAAGTTCAGCGTGTTGGTGAAACTGAGACGCAAGGTCGATTCAGTGGATTGGTCCGGCGGGTTTGCGATTCCTCGGAATACCACCTGGCTGTTCGACACCGCAACTTGGCTGGTCAGATCGAAGAACAGGAACGTGACCACCAGGTCCGATCCTTTCCATCCGATGTTGCGCTCAATGGAGGAAAGGAACGAGTCTGCGTTGGCCAGTGTGATGGAGACTGTGGAGACGCCGTCGGTCGCGGCTTCCGGACTCGAGTTCAGATCGAAGATATTGTGCTTGACCACGCGGCTCAGGTATTGCTGGCCATTTACCGTGACGCTGTGAGTGCTCCAGTACTGAATATCGCCGGTTGGCAGCGTGCAATTGAACAAAAGCAGTGGCGTGCCGGGGACCTCCAGCTCTTTCAGAACGTTGATCGTCGTCATTGTGCGAGGGGCTCTCCGTTTGGGTGTCGCATCACAGACTGCTGATCAGGCCGATCTGACAAGAGTGCTGGTTCGGCGCGGTGGCGGTAACTGAGAGTAAGTCGGAAGAAAACCGCGTGCTCGAGTAGACGCCGCCGAGGTCGATAGTCTGCTTGTACAGCCCCGCTCCGGGCTGTGCTTCCACTTGAGCGCCGAAAACGTCCACTTGGACGCCGGCCGGCAATTGCACTCCGAAGCCGACGCCGTCTTGCTGAACCGAGAGGCTGCCGGAGGCTGTCACCCGCGTCCACGAAGCGCTTGTGTTCACCGCCGTTAGTGAAACTTGTCCCGTCGCCGTCACAACCAGCTGAATCGTCGCGGGCGCACCGCTCCGTACATAAACGCTGTAGCAGTACATGAACCAACTTGGTCCGCTTATGTTCTGAAAGATCTGTTGTGTGGTTTGCGCGGTGTTCGTCAACTGCATCGCCGCGCTTCCTCCCAGCGGGTCCGCTACTCCACCGGTGACTTGCAACAGTGCACCAGGCGTCCACACCGCTTGCGTCCAGTCCTCGCTCCACATCAACAGATTGTCGGTGGGATCTAGAAAAGTAAACTTGTTCAGTTGACCTTCGGAAGCTTCAAACAGGTTCTCGAGGGCAGATCGCTCCCCATCGGTGAGGTCCGAATATACAAGCCGCCACTGCACCTTCTGCGCGCCGGTATCCGACATTCGGATGGTGAAACCGCTGGGAAGCTGATTGGCAACCGTTCGCATATTGGTAGTACGCGAGACCGGGAACTGTGCGATGGACCCAGTGGTGAGCTGCGGATAGTAGAGCATGTCAGCCTCCGTTCTCCAACACAGTCAGCGATGTCTCGCCATTCCATTCGCCCGCCAGCACTGCAGCCATGCTGTCGCTGGCCAGGCAGCAGCTTGGATAGTTCGTGCCATCCAATGGGTCCGTGAACGCGAAGTCTCCGGCTGGTCCCGCGATTCCACGGAAGAATTCCTGTAACTCCTGCAGCTCGCTCTGATCCAGCAGACTAAGTTGGATCACCCAGCTGTGAAGCACTGCTTGGTAATTGCAGAAACGCTGTTCGGAACCATCTACGAACTGCAAGGCCGTCGTCGAGAACTGCAAGCCGCGTTTCGCGGGATACTGCATCACAGCCCCAGTTTTCAATGTCGGAAACGTGCTCATATCTACAGGCTGGAAATTACGTCATTAATTGAATTGGAGTTGAGGATTGCCTGTTTCACCGCGTTCGCTATGTCATCGCTGTGATCGAGAAACGATTGGCTGTCCATTGCATTCACTTGGACGGTAACCTGGGGCGATGCGCTGGTAGACTGCGCGCGCGGCTGGCCCGTCCTTCCATAACTCACCGGCACCACTTGTCCAGGCGCACTCGCTGTTAACCCCGCATTGGATTGCACCGGCGACGGCAACATAAATGGAGATGGCGCCGCGAGTGTCTGACCGCCGCCTCCGCCAAACAGACTCAGGAGCCCGCCAATCCAGGGCGAAAGGCTGCTCAGGCCTCCGCCCAGGAAGCTCGACGCAACGCTCTCAACCGTACTGCCGACAGAAGAACCAGTGCTTGTCTTCGATGTGGTGCTCTCGCTGAGCGCCTGCGTATTGTCTTGCAGCGCGCTGATTTGCGATTGTTCGATTGAGCTGAGGTTGCTGATTTGCGTTGTCAGAGAAGTCAACTGCTCGGTAACGTCGGAGCTGCTGGTTTGAGCCAAGCCAGTCACGCTGGAACCGCCCGATCCGCCGCCACTACCGCCGCCCGTGGATGAGACCAGTTGCCCGAGCAAGTCGCTTCGAGAGGCGCTCCCGGCGCTGCTCGCCGCCAGTAAATCTTCCCACTTACTTCCGGCCATCGTTGTTTTCTGACCTCAATTCGTTCTCCAAGACAAAGATCGCCTCCACCAGGCGCGCAGGCAACTCGTAAACGCTTCCCGCGCCAAGCAGCTTCCAGGCATGGAATTCCTCCAGCAGCGCGATGCTCTCCGATGTGATGTACGACGTCGGACAGGTCGTCAGGGACACTCGGCCTCGGGCCCAAACGATCGCTGAGATCGAATCGGAATCAGCCGGCAGCCAACCGCATCGCCGCTTTTTCTCCAGACCGCTCTTTCTGCATATGTCGCACTTCCACGCGGCCTTGTTTCCAAGCTGAAAATGGAATGCGACAATCAGTTTTTTCTTTCTGCCTCGTTTAATCCGCACTGCTCCTTGATTGCGCCCACCACCTCGCGCGTCAGGTCCTCCGGACCTTTTTCCAGTAACTGCACCGCGCCCGCAGCCTCGCCGTCAATGATCAATCCGTCGATCCTCACCAACCCCCACTGCAAGTACATCGCGTCGATCTCCTGCGCCAGAATATTGGCTTCAATCTTCTCGTGCAGCTCCGTGCTAGCCTCAAGAAACTCCGCCTTCCGGCTGATCTCGCGGACTCGCCTGCTCAGCTCCATGCGGCGCCCGAACGAGATACGGTAAATCGCGAATCTAACTCCCGGCGCGGCTTTGGAGTCGATCGAAAGTACGCTGTCATAGTGCACGGCGCCATTGGAGGGACTCGTTCCCTGGTTCGCTGCGACATCGCCTCGTTCCTTACCCGAACGCGACATAAATCTCATTATTCACGCTTCCTTGTGCCCGGCAGCTTTGAAATTTCCACTGTAGCCGCGTTTGTGAATCATCGAAGGCCGGCACCTCCGGCACCACGCTACTCATGTAGATGCCGAACAACTCGCCCTGCTGCTGGCCAAGTTGCATCATGGCGCTGATGGGCGATCTTTGGCGAGCGGCTTCATACAGCGCTGCCGTGCCGGTGTTGTCCATTTCGAAAATACTGAAATCAATCGACACCGTTCGCTGACCGGGAGCAATCGCGCTGGGCAATATGGCGCCGAATTCACTGGCCCGCAGGTCGAGATTGTTTGTGAATGTTACGTTGGCGGCGGTCAGGGTGTAAAAACGCGTGGGCGAACTGCCCAGCCAGACCTGTCCCAGGTTTCCCGGAATGATCGAGTAGTTAATCGGTGACACGGTGGGCTCCGTGGGAAAGGTCGACAATCCGAATTGCCCGTTCTCGAAACTGGCCGTATCCACCAAGTCCTGCGCCTGCCCGCTGAAATCAAACTCGTGGAAATCGCCATTGAGTTTTATCGAGAGCGTATCGACGGCCATGCCCGCGAGTACGCGCTGCACCGCGGTGGAAGGGCTCCAATAGTCGAAGAGCGTGACGCTCGGAAGATTTTCGGCGGGCTGATACATCGCCGTGGGCCCGGTTTGCGAGTTCGCAGCCGGAGTAATGGTAAATGGAACGTTGAGTTGGACGGTGTACGCATCCACGACTACCGTGACGAATCGAATTTCGCCCCCGCTGGTAACGGCGGCTCCCACGGACAATCCGTGCGGCGCTGTAAACGCCAGAGTCGACGAACCGCTCGCGCTCGCAACGCTGCCGCCGGCCGATTGAGCCGCGGCTGCACCCAGGCACGCCTGAAACAGCGGGTCGTAGGGCGGCAAAACACCCGGATCGTTCCACGTCGCCATGTAGGTCGTCAACCCAAAGCTGGTCTGGAGCCGCAGCCCGCTGGGAATTCCAGGAAACGTTCGCGATCCGGTCTTATCCGCGCGCTGGACTTTCTCCGTTTGTTGCTTGGCCGTCAACTTTACCGCGGGAATCCTGTTACTCGCGCTGACCGCCGCGGCAACGCCGTAGCTTTGCTCCAGAGCGACGTAGAAGCGATTGTCATTCGATGGGATATAGGACATAGGAATCTAAACTGTTAGCCCGCGCTGATCTCCAGAGCAAATGCGACTTTCGCTATTTGCAGAAAGTTCCGCCCGCCATGCTTCACTCCGCCAAATGTAACCTCGTATTCGCCGGCAAAGAATACTCCATTTCCCCAATCTCCGCGGTTAATGTCTAAGACCTGAGTAATGGCGTCGGCATAAGCCTGCAAATTGGTTTCGATCTGATCCAGCCGATCCTGAGACACGCGGGCTTCCACCACCATTTGAGCTTCGCCGGAAAACATCCGAAATTTCTCCCGAAGCTCGTTGATCACTTTGGTGCAGTACACGTAAACCAGCGGATAATTATCCACTGTGCTCAGATCGGAGACTTCCGGGGTCACATTCTGCGCGATAATCTGCCGCGCAGTGATCCGAGGCAGGGCGAGTCCCTGCTGCACGCTCAACGCTTCCAGTACCGCGGATAAACCGCTGCCGGCGGCCAACACTCCCAGAACCTTCTGCGTGCTTGTGCCGGCGATAAGCAACATGCTCAACCTCTGTTAATGAAGCGGTGATCCACGATGAACCAGGCCGGCTGCTGCCCCGTCGTGGGCGCCGGACCCGGATTCAAGGAACCGGTCATGGTCCAACTACTGCCCGGTGCCAAGGGAGTGTCATTTTGGCGAGCCAGCGTGCTTGGCGACAGTCCAACATATACGTTCCAGCCAACTGCATTCTGCGGGGGGCCCGACAGTGTCGCAGCTAGATCGCGGCCGGCCGCGGTGCTAAATTCCGCGTAGGCGCTCGGCGCGCCTTCCTGCCCGGCCGCATTTACCCAAGTCGCAACAACGTAAAACATCTCTGCAACGCCGCCCCCTGGAACACTGGACAACTGGGGTGTCGGCGCAATCGGAACCGGGTCCGCGACCACACCCACCCCGAGCTGAAAATACATCCGCGCGCTTGCTGTCGATAATTGCTCATATTCATTCCACTTACCCTGATACCTGTCGTTCAGCTGATTGTAGTAAGCGTCCCGATACACCAAGGCGAGCGTCGTGAGTACGTGCCACTGTTGCAGCGCATCCGTCACTACCACATCGGTCAAGCCCGTTCGCCGCGTGAAATTCGGCTGATAGTCGCGGAAGCGCGCCCGCCGAAAAAGGAACAACATCAGTTCATTCCCAAGATCCTGTTGCGCCAGGGTCATCTTGACGGCGACATCAATACCCTCTGCGTTGGCTACAGTCAGAACCGAAGAATCGTATTCTTGAAGGTCCTGTGCCGAACTGATGGAACCATCGGTGAAGAGGGCCATTGACGCTGCGCTCGCTAGCGCTTCTCCGCTCGCACTGAGCTCTTGAACGCGCGCAGGTCGGCCTCCGTGATCACATTCACCTGCACCTTGTCCGCCATTTGCCGCTGCAACGCTTCTTGCAAAGCTTTTTGAGCGGCCGCCCGAAATTCCGTAGCTTCTTCAATCGTCGCCAAGCGGGCGTGGCCCTCTAAGATGAGCCGGGCGGCGATACTCCGCGACACTTCCGCCAATTGCCCAGCGCGCCCGCCATCCGGTGTCTCGTGGCTCACAACCACGACGTGCACGTCCGTGATCTCTCGTTCAATCTTCCGTAGCTTTTGATAAAACGCCCTCAAATCCATCCAGTCCCCTTTGCGCGCGGACAGACGCTCCTGGCGTCCGCCCGCATCAAGCGCTGCTTCGTCTTCCCCTCAACCTAGCTGTTGACCTGAACTCCAAACGAGTTCCGTAGAACCGCGGTCCCGTACAGAACATCGACGGTGAATTGCTGCGCCAGTGTGTTGGGCTGATAACTCATGATTACGCGGATTCCAAAATTGCCCATCTCCGCGTACTCTGCGATTGCGCCAGTGCCTGGCAGCGGTTGCGGCAGCCGGCGTATGACGAGCCCGATCGCGTCCCTGGCAAACGCCAGATTGTGAGTGTTCACCGGTCCACTGCCGGTGGCCTGCACAAGCTGCGATCGAAACACGAAGAAGTCCTTGATCTTGCCCACCGCGCCATCCACCAGGGCGCGCAACCCCGCATCACCGGCCGAATAATATTCACTAAAACGTGGGATTTGTCTAAGGGCGGAGTAACTCGTGGGATCAACCACCAGATACTTACTCGCCGACGCCGGTACTTTCGCCGAGAAAAGAGCTGTTTCCGCCGCGTCCACCACGCTTTCTACCAGAGCGACGCCCGCCGTCCCCACGGCTGCATTCGAGCTGAATTGCGAATACAGGCTCAGAATATCGGTTTCGATTGATTCCGCGATAGCCACTACGGCCGGCTGCATGTACAGCCGCAGTAGATCCGGCACCGCCAATACTTTCGTCACATCCGGGATCTGGAAGGTGGCTTCGGCATGCGTGTTCAGCACGATCTGCGCGTTCCCTAAGTTGGGATTCTGTGTGGTAACCGTCCCGCCTTCCGCGATGTTGTTGGCTACCAGCGTGGGCGGTATCGGAACATTCACCGTATCGCCCGCGTTCGCCAAGGTCGGCTCATAGTCCCGGTTGACTAAGTTGCCCATGACCAGGTTGCTAACCAACGCCGGCAAGGCATCCACCGCGACTAGCTTCACGATTGCATTTGCTACATTTGCTGATGTAATTGTTGGCATTTAGATTTTCCTCTTTATCTGTCACTCGTCTTGTACCGGGCAAACGTGTTCGCGTTGAGTCGCCTCCCGGAGCCGTCTCACATGCCTCGTAGTGCTTGACTCGCCACTCTCGAGACCTCTTGGCGAACCTTCTCTAGTTCTTCCGGACTCATGCCCGGCCGAATCTTGTCCAGATTAAATTCGCCTGTATTCGAGGCGACCTTCGGCCCCGATCCCATCCCCGATCCACCGGTCATGCGGGCTGGCAGCAGTTCGGGATTTTCCTGCACAAACTGCGCTAGGTAGTCCCGAAGAGAGACTTCTCCAGGCCCGCTTCGCGCAATCAGCTGGCCGTCGTCGCGCCGCTGAATATCGTCTTTCACGGCGCGATACGCCAGATCCACCTTCGCTACGCCCAACCGTTGTAGCTCCGTGCGAATCGACGAGCTCCGCTCCGCCTCGTCCGCCATTTGCCGGCTGCGGTGATTTTCCTGAACCAAATCGTTCACCCGCTTCTCTAGGTCCTCGCGCCGCTTGCGCTCCTCCAACAATTCCGCCTTATACGCGGGCTCCGCTTTCACCTGCTCAGCCTGCACAAATTCTTCGATCACTCCGCGTATCAAGGTACGCAGCTCCGCCCCATCCGTCTTTGGTTCTTCCATATGCCTCCCGTGGCGCACGCAATCGTGCGTGCAGCGTCGGCGTTCGTGCCGACCATCATTCACTCTTGATCGATCTCGCGCCCGATCTGGTCCTTCACCTCTTGCCGCACGTCGCACAAGAATTGAAACGCCAACTTTTTGTAAACTTGCTTTCGCAGCGTCGGCGAATTCATCCCCAGGCTCAGCAATTGTTGTGCATCGGCCAGCTCTGTCCCAAAATCCCCGATATCAAACTCATCCATGCCGGAAACATCGATGCTCAGTCCATCCTCTCGGGCTGTGTCCACCGCACGGAGCACTCGCTTCATCGCATCCTTGACCGCGTCTCCATAAGCCCGCAGGACCTCCTGTGTGATGGCGTAATCGCGCTGCTTGCTTACGCCCGATTGAGCTGCGTTTCCGGAAAGGGATCCCCCAGCATGGGTCACATAGCATACCCTGTAGATCTCTTCTTGCAGCCTGGTGAGATTGTCCGCGGCGATCTGGTAAACCGTGCCTTGCGGCTCTGTCCATCCGAACCGGTCTTGCGGACCGAGCTGAATGTAGTACGATTCACCCATCACCTGATCCCAGTCCCGCTCTGAATAGACCACCGGCATCGCGAACAGGCCCATCGTCAGCGCCCACCCGAGAGCATTCGATTTGTTGAAGTGCTCCAGCTGTAGCGTCGCGGCTTTATTTAGCAGCCACAGCCCCTCCGAGACCCGCAACTCCACCAATGGCACACGGTGCTGCTTCGCTAGCCCGTGCCTGCCTTCGGCCACAATCTCAATCGGGCCGCGATCCATTCCGCCTTCCGCCTGTTCGTAAATCCGGTATTGTTCTTTGTCGTAATAAACCCAGCGGGTCTGCTTGGACCAACCCATGTCTTCTAGCCGCTCCTTGCGCAGGCTCTGCGTTCGAAGCACCACCCATTGATATTGCCCGTGATCGTCGTAACTCCAGTTGATGAGCTCATCCGCCGCGTAGCCTACTAAGTACGCTCTGGACGCTCCCCGCTCGTCTTCCTCCGCGCGCGTTCCAACGGGCTCATGCAAACGCGGAAAGTCGATCAACACGCAGCTTTTGCCGCACACCAGCGCTTCCACGAATTGCCTGCGGAAAAACTCGGCGAGGTTCGTCCCTTTCAGGTCGCAGTCTTCCGCGAATTGTCCGAAGAACTTCCGGGAGCGCTCACTCTTTCCCTCATATGTCAAGACCGGTTCCCGCCGGAACAACGTCGCCGCATACCAATCCACGATCGAACCGACGTAGTTCTCATAGAAACTCCGGCTCAGCCTCTCGAGGTAAACGTCTCCAGGCTCTTTCTGCCGGCGGACCAAATATTGATCTGCATTCAGCCTGAACTGTTCTCCGCCCGCGTACAGGTCTCGATACTGCCGCCACATTGCGCGTTTCAACGCGTATTCCGGATGCTCGTGGATAATGTCCGGTCCTACCGTGCCTAAGTTCATCGGGTTCTCATTGCGCCTAAATTAATCGCCGGCCTTGCTCTCCGAACTTCGCTCGAGTCCGATATTCTTGCCAGAGCAAGTAACCCAGCGCATCCGATAGATGCGTCCTCTTGGAATCTTTCTCCTTGTCGATGATTCCGCTATCCGGCTTATAAGTAACTTCTTCTAAGTCAGCTACCAGACCCGCGCATCGTGGATGCACCAACAGCCGGACTTCCTCGTCAGCCGAGAATAGCTTTGCGTTCACCAGAGCCACGCGCTCCCGGACACTCGGATTGCTTGGGGGCACGCGAAACTTTGCGTTTTTGTATGCAGTCCGCCGCAAGAAACCCTTGATGATCTGATAGTCCGTGGTTCCAGCCGTCTGCAGTCTCTGCCCGGAAGCGTCTCCATACACTACGATTCCGGCCTGATGATTCGGATATCGCGCGTGGAACTCCTCGCACGCTTGCATCGTGCTTGCGCGGCTCAGAACCACCTCATCCAGCACCCGAATCTCCTCTCCGATCTTCTGCGCCACAATCGAACTCATTGGATCCACATTGAAGTCCAGCGCCCAAAATAGCGGCAGCCTGGTGTCGACTTCCATTTCCTTGACATTCCGCGACCGTTTAAATGCCCAATAAACCGCGCCGGACTGCACATTCAGGTACTCGCCCAGCGCCTCTTGCTCGAAGAATTTCGCGTCGTAGCTTTCCTTCAAGCGATCATAAAAATCCGGAATCCTGTCCAGCACATGCCGATTTTCAAACGGCTGCGCCAGCACTACGTCGTACCCCGCGACCACGTTGCGAACAAATCTGCGATATACCCAATCAAATCCTTTCGGCGTCCAAACTGCGAAGCCGCACAACCTTGACGCGCGCGGATCTCGCAGCCGTCCTTCCAGCCGCAGCCACGCTTCCTCGGCCGTGTAAGTAAGCTCGTCCAGCCCAAACCACGCCAGATTGGTTCCCCGCAGGCGCTCAAAGTCGTCCACCGCGCGAAAATAAATCCGTGACCCAGTGTCCTTCATCAGTAACACCGATTCGGACTTATTCAATTCATGCCGGATTCTATTGCTGTTGAGCACCTCGAGAAAGCTCGTCAACGTGGCATCGCGCAACATCGGATAAGTCGGTGCGCCAATTAACCCTTGCCTTCCCGGATTTAAGTAACTCAGCCGGATCGCCTCCTGACACAATGCCTGGCTTTTCCCCGACCCAATTGGACCCGAAAATCCTTTGAACCTTGCCGTCGACCCGTGAAACTTACTTTGTGATGGAAGCGGTGCATAGTCTATTTCAATTCGCAGCCTTTTTCCGCCGGCTCTTTCCACGTGACGATAATCTCCCTCGGCTGCTCCTCTTCCTCGAGCTCGCGTTCAAGCTGCGTCAGCCGGATGAAATCCGCCAGCGTCACCTTATTGGTCTTGAAATCGAGGCGCTCTTCAATGTCGATCAATAGCTTGCGGATTCGTTGCTTGCGGCTGCCTCGCCGGCGTGTCTTCGGCTCTGCCTTGGGAGCCTTTTTCTCCCGCGATGCTGGTGCTCCCATGATGGATTCCAAAAAAATGGGCGCCTCCGTTTCCAGAAGCGCCCGCAA